TTTAGATTATACACTGTTCTTTCTTCTAAGATCCCATCCACACGCATAACCACAAGTTCTGACTTCTCTTGTTTTATGTGGTTTGGTAGTGAATAGTTTTCCACATATTTCACATTTCTTTTTAATTTTTCCGGACATTCTCTCTTTACATTCCTTGCAGCAGAATAATTGTGTGGGATGTTTTGTAATAAAAGATTCACCACAACCAGGGCACGAAGATTTTCTTTCGGCAGTATTTTCACGGCATTTTCGCATAGCAGCCGACATGCTCCTTTTACCACAGTCAGATTCTCTCCATTCTTTATTTGTGATATACAAATCCCCACCTTTTTTAAGTCTCTTTTTGAGATGGTATCTTGCGTGATCTCCCTCACGAATTGCGACAAGGTTTGAAGTGCGGGTATCAATTTTGATGTGGTTTTCGTGGTGGATATCAAATCCTTTAGGAATTTCTCCATATCTGTCTTGATACTTTGCCCTATGCAATAGGGTTGTTCCATCAAAAAATTTACTGTTACTTGGATGGCATTCAAAGTAGCCTCCATTTCTACTTGTAAATTTGATTCCTTTATAGAAGCAGATGAGTTTTGGCATAGTACATATCCTTTTTTAATTTTTTGTAATGGAACAAGTCCTATCCCATCTACATATATTTTATGGTCTGGAGTACCTTGAAGGAATGATCCATTTGATAACAGGATTCTAAATGTTTCAAGTTTTCCAGAAATTCCACAATTCAATACTTTTCTTAATCCAATTGGAGTATGTACTAATTGTCCAATTCTTATTTCTTCTATCGGGGTTTTTCCAAATTCTGTATCAACCATAGTTCCTGCAACAAAGCATTGAATGTCCTCTGGTTTCTTTGGATCTCTTTGTGCCAATGGTATAACTCTAATGTGATGCTGTGCTTGTGGTAGAAAATACAAATGCGGAGCCTCAAGCTCGTGTCTACGTGCGGCTCCAAGCATCTGACGGATCAATCCCCACCCTGCTATACGGGAACCAGAACCTTTGTAGGCTCTTGTCCAATAACATCCAAAGGAGCCCATGTTTGTACCTATAGAAGTTCCGTCTTTGACATCATATATGGAAGTATCTGCTGGACCTATTTCTACTTTCAGTCCGTATTCAACCATTATGAATTTATCCATCTCAAGAACTCTTCGGGCCATTTCCTGTGAGGTAGCCATATCACCCTCATTGGCCTTTCCTGTCCACCCATAAATTTCATTAATTACAATAACCGATCCTTTGGGAATAAAGCAAGGACTAAATCTTGGTTGTTCTCCATTGGCTTCAACAAAGTAAGTAACACACCAAGGTTTAGAAGATCCCCAGTCAAAACTTCTGACACACTTCCAAGATTTTGGAATATCCATATATTCCTTTATTATATGAACATTTCTATCCCACACATCGGTAAAGAAACCGCCAATGTTAAGATCCCAGGAACCTTCAATCCATGCCTTTCTCAGCATTTCATTGTCCTGGGTCATTTGCATTAGTTTGGCTTTGTAGAGTGGGTCGGATCTGAGCAAGGTGAGATTTTCTTCAAGATCTGATGCTATATGTGTTCTAGTAACATCTAAAAAAGTAGATACTAATGCCCCTGTATCATCGGGTATATTTACTTTAATACTTTCTCTAATAACTCTACCCTCTGGCGTAGCATCAATGAATCTAGCCTTGACCCACTGATTTCCAGATCCGGAAGGATTGCATGTGGCTCTGTATTTTAAAGGAACATTTGGATTAGAACAGCGATTACAGGACATCAACCGTAGATACACCTCATCCACTGCATGATTTGTTAATTCCTCCCATCCGATGAATGAATTTTGGTTTAATATCAGTATATTAGAACTACTCTGATTATTGTCTTGATTATTTTCTGTATTAATGTTAATACTGGTTTTATCAAGTAAGGAGATGTAGTGATTATCATCTTCCACTTCAAAACCTACTGTATCAAAAGGATCATCACATGAAGATACTGAAAAAGAAAAAGACTCCAATGGAAGTTTTGTTTGACAAGATTCATGGTTGTAAGGATGTGTGTAAGAGGATGAAGTATCGGCCTTATGGCTACGTGGATCTGAAATGTCCGGAGCACCCCTCGACATCCTACAAAGGCTGTGTGCAGGAACATCGTTTTGTAATGGAAAAACAGATTGGCAGATTCCTAAGACCTGAAGAGGAAGTGCATCATCTGAATCACATTCGTCATGATAATGATCCGGAGAACCTAGAACTCCTTCCTTCAAAGTCTGAACATATGAGAAAGTATCATTCCAAGAAATTTGATCCTGAACTAATTGAGACAGTCCGAAAAGTTGCAGGGGATTACAATGTTTCACGTCAGGATATTGCTGAAAAGTTTGGTGTCTCAATAGGTATTGTAAAGTCTGTTTGTAAGAATAACCAAATAAAGTGGATTGGATGTGATGAACATGAGTTGAATAGGACTGAAGTACAAGAGATGCTAAAGACTCACAGTACATTAGAAGTTGCAGCACACTTTGGAGTACATATACAAACGATCCACCGAAGATTCCCTGATTTAATCCGTCCACAAAAACCGAAAGGTTACTTAGATCAGTACAGAGAACAAATCCTACAGATGAGGAAAGATGGAATACCACTGAGAGTAATTGGTAGTAAATTTGATGTACGGATGAAAACAGTTGGCGATTCACTGAAGAGGTGGGAGAACCCAACGGACTATTTTGAGAAGAATAATATAAAGAGGCCAGGATTCCTTGATGTGCATCAGAAAGAAATTTTTGAACTTCTTCGATTACAAGTTCCGCAGTCCGTGATTGCAAGGAAGTATTCGACAGCACGAGCAACCCTATGCGTTGCCATCCGCCGTTGGATAAAACTGGGTGAAGTGCCCCCTGATATTGCTCTCCTATTAAATTTGAACAAGAATCGAACACAGAAAGTTTAACTCCAACTTTTCTTGAGGGCATTACTTTGGTGATTCTTTTTACTCCTTGGAGTGTATTAACAGAATCACCAACTTTTATGTCTTTAGCTTGCACTTTCCCATTGGGAGTTTTTATGTAAGTACTTGATATTACTGAGAATTCACTCCCATGATATTGGTCGTAATCTGATAAAACCCTTGCATAATTAAACCAAAGAGTTTCTCCATCAGCAAACCTCCAGATTTTTCTTTGGGCATTGAATTTAGCCCCAGGAAACATCCTTGGAAACCACTTCTGAGATTTAGCAATAATGTCTCCAAGCTCTGTAGTAGCTTCCCGAAGTATTAATCCCCTGTAGTCTGCTCCATAACCTCTTCCAACTCCAGAAGCGAAGTCCATAAGCAGGGCGTCAGTCTTCCCCCCACCTCTTGACCCGGCCAGTAACACTTCCCATACTGGACAAGACATGAACCTTCTTTGTGATCCTGGATGTGGTGCCCAGACAACGTTCTGTTTGGTTTTTACTGGAAGTTTTAGTTTTCCAATAGGTTTTGATGTGGCAATAGTATTATCCACTTATTTGCCTCATCTCTTCTTCCGTAATTACTCCAGAATGGGTATTGTATCTCTCCATATTCTGAATCTCTCTCCTTATTCCATCTACCATAGTGAATGGACATCTTTGGTGATGGTTTAATTTAAAATGGATACTTCTAAGCTTTCTCAATTCCTTGGCTCTTTCAGGATCTTTACTCTCAAATTTCAAAGCACCTTCAGCTTTCATTTTAGCAACCAGTCCGGACTCAATCATCTTTCTTCTTGTTTCTTTCATCAGTCTGGATTTCTCTTCTCGGTACTCCTTGGATCGTCCTACCTTATGGTGAAACTCCTTGACGTTGGTTTTTTTCTCATACATTGGACACTTCTCCTTCAATATCAATAGTTGCCTTGGATTCAGCTTCTCTTTCTTCATCTTCCCTTACGTTAGCCGCTTCCCATTCGTCAACTGACATTGTACCAGGGATAAGAAGTACTCCAAATTGATTGGAGTTAAGATTTTTGGTTTCGATCTTATCGGACCATCCAAGTTTATTACCAGTAAGAAATTTAAACAATCCAGTTTGATAGTATCTACTATTTAGATGATCTTTACCCTCTTGCAACCACCATGCTTCATACATAGCTTGTCCAACTTCATGTGCAGTGGCAAATTCTCTGTATTTCTCTACCCATGAACGTAACTGGACAACAGATACTTCGAATTGAGCAGCAACCTCCACATCAGAAAAGCCCTGCCTACTTAATTCAATAAAGAGTATTGGATGTTTTGCCGGATCATATTTCATAGCGGAAGAGGGCAACATTCCAGTAGTAGTAATCATGGATTCTTGAGCAGCCCTTACCCCTCCATGTTCATTACATACATTTCCATTTCCAACACACCAGTGCTGACATCGGTGTCCATCTGCATAAACAAAGGAGCATTTCTCTCTTTTGTACTTAATCAGTTTCTTTTTCTTTATAGGCTCTTGGACTATCTCTTCCAGCTTATTCGGTTTCCTTTTAAGCTTCCGCATCTTTACTCTCCAGTTCTGCCAGTTTTCTTCTCACAGAAAACAATAGATGCTTATTATCTGAAATACTTTTCTCCAGATTATTTTTCTTAGTATTCAAGAATTCCCTATATCTGTCCAAATTTGGATCAATTGTTATTTTTTTGAATTTTTCAAATGAAAGTATTCCAGTATTACGTGCTGAGATATGGTCCAGACATGGATCATAATATTTTGGAAAATTTACCTTGCCCCCATTTGCTAATCCATCCAAATTTTCCTCCAATCTATCATGTTTAGGAAGATTTATAAGCTCCGTGATTGAGTCCATAAATTCCTCCATTGGATCTTTTCCAATGAATAATCCATTCTTTATCCCTGTAACAAGTTCTCCATTGATACGGACTTCATCTGCATTAACCTGAAAATTTTTTGGATCTTTTACAAATGAAGAATCTATTCCTAATCCTTTTCCCTTATCATACGAAAATGGGGCAACGTACTCTCCATTGGACATTTCTCCAATTGATCGGATAATAAAACTGTCCTCAAATCTTTTAAAGGTAAGATCAGAATATAAAGTGGAGTATCCATCATTTACTACAGATGGATTAGCCTCTTCTCTCTCCATGCGAAGCCGTTCCATTTCCGATATGGAGTATTCTTTTCTTGAATCACCGATAGGAAGCTTACTCAGTATCCTTAAAAGTTCATCCTTATATTCAATGGATGCTTTGTTGATTAACTCCACATGTTTCGGCATTGTCCAGACAATTTCATGTCCAGTTTTGTAAATCCGTCCTCCAATTACACACGCCACAGTCCATACAGTTCCTGTTTTGGTAGTTCTAATCGTATCACCAGTGTCTAAGACATTCATCATTGACCTCTTTAAAAGTTTTTTATACCAGTTAATTCAACAGATACAGATTTCTAAATAGAAGGGTCTGTACGTTGACTCACATGCCTAAGTATATTTTTTTATAAACCAAGAAATCATCTTCATCTAAAAAGGAATTGATCATGCACTTCGAGACAAAATCGCTCATTCCTTTTCCAGTATTTCCAGTCCATCTTTTCAGACAAACTTTATCGATAAATTCCTGGACTACTGAATATGGATCTTCATCTTCCTTATCCATCATCAATACCCACAAGGCAATAATATTCTTTCTCAAGGTGATGGATGTCTGTACAAGAGTTTCTTGTTCTCCAATCTGCACATTGAATCGGACAGTCTCTAAATATGGATTGCCTTTCTTCTTTATGGTTCCGTCAGGTTTTTTCATACTTTTCGTGATTACCTTCTTTACATGAGGTATTACCATCCTTTTGATTTTTCGTCTTGCTGTACTGATAGTAGGTCTTCTGGCATTATTTGCTTTGATCTGTCTTTCTCTCCTTGTCATACTGCAAACTCCATAGCTGCATCTATTCCTTCAATAACAATGTTCTTGCTCTCATCACCTACTGGAAAATTCATCAATACATCCTTCATGGCCTGGAGTTCTTCCTTAGTACAGGCTCCAATCAACTTGAATATGATGGATTTCAATTTCTTATTCTCCTCTTCAGCTTTCTGCATTCTATCAACAATATACTGCATAGCCTCTACACACTCCTTTTCTTCTTTTGGTTCCATTATATTCTCCATATAATTATTTGTTGAATAATATCCAAAATATAGAATGAGGATAAACTAAGCTGAATTCCCTGTCAAGAGGGATCGTGTAAATAAAATTGAAATAAAAGGTATGTAAAGAGTAGGTATAGCATAAGAATTATTTATCCGTAAGTATAATTGTACACTTCAATCCATGGTAAAATTTTATTTTTGAGAAGGGTTTTTGGATACGAAGGGGGTCTTTATTTTGGTAAATATGGATTGTAATGACTGACTGAAGTATATTGACTGATGAATAGATGAATAGATGATATAATGATATAATGATATAATTGATTGATGCCATGATGGTACGATGCCATGATGAATGAACTATAACATGATTGTACTCTCCACTTATTTTAAAAAACGACAACTAAGAAGGAGAGGGGGTGGCCTATGTGGAGAAAAGGGGTTCAAGGCAAAGGAGAGTTACCGGCAATCGATAAGCAATACCCTATCATTCTGATTATCATTTGTATCATTTTATTACTTATGAATACTTATCATTTAGTAATACTTATTAATATATATTCATTATCATATGCAATCTATTATCATGTATGAATAGTTCTCCATAGTATATGTTATCGGTCTTGTCGGTGTACTTGTCATGGGTGAATAGTTAGACTGTCCATACAATATTCGATTGACTATATGATATAAGGGAATACTACTTTTTCATACTTGCATATAGTGTGCCATGCTCCATAAAATAATGATTCTTTGATGTTAGGCATAGTCGTGTCAAATATCATGCCATATGAGATACTTATCTTTTTTGAATTCTATTTTCTTGCATAGGCGATTCTGAAATGTAGCTGTTAGGTAATGGCATGAATATTGCTAAATGAAAAAGCCTAACAATATTAATTATTATGCAATAATAATGCCACATAAAAAGTATTATTAATGCCTAACAATGCCTACTAATTATTTGCAGCAAAAGACTATGCCTTAATTGCGATTCTTTGCTATCTCCATTGAATTTCTAACCGTACCTATACAATCGTATTGCCTATGTGCTAATCGTTCAATGTAGCGTATTTCGTATATTGCTTAAATAGTACTATTCTGTAATATATATTCATACGTATTCATACAATGGCATAATCTTTGCAAAGCGTTATATCATATGACTTTGAGCACATGTTCATTCCATAACACATGGCATATGATCATATACTATATAGGCAATGTTCTTTCATAGCAGATCATATACTATATAGGCTAGTGTGTATGCTGCCCGTATCGCAATGCCTGTATAGTCAATCGGCTATAGATCATTACAAGCAAGGTGGAAGCCTATTGCCTGTATAGGATCATAAAAAAATAGTACTCAGTCATACTTTTTATTACTTAATATATTCAGGTACTTAATTCATAAAACATAATAAAAAAGATATAGAGTAATAAAAAGTATGAAAAATAGCTTGACTGGTTTTCATCTAATTGGTATAAGTAGGCATGATTTATTTATGTAGTTTGGTAGCTTAGTACTGTAGTTTAGTACTAAGCTAGTTTAGAACAACTTAACCAATGAGGCACAACACACAAAAGGCTGGTTACCTACAGAATAAACGGCTTAACTTGACTCGTTCGGTTTGGTCAGTGATACAGAAATCTTTGATAATTGAATAACTTAAGCCTTCACTGCTTAAACAATAATAGCAACTTTTAGGCTATAAAGTGAAAAAATAATCAAACGATAAAGTAAACCATTCTTTGTACTGTCAAACAATACAACTTGAACTTCTTTACATACAATAAAAGGGCACCATAAAAGGTTGAGTATGTAACAGTGATAGAAAATATTAAAGGGCAATTAGAGTACAGATAAAAAGAGAATGCTTATAAGGCAAAGGCTTACAATCGAAAAAGAGATTATGTGATTAAGAAGTAAGAAGTAAAAGTTTTTGTTTTATACGTAAAATGATAAAATGATAAAATGATGTTTAAAAGTAGTTAGCAGGGTTATTAACAAATATTACTAATCAATAACCCTGTTATGGTGTTTTTAAACTTATTCATGTAGGTAAAAATTCAATAATAGGTGAAACTATGATTATCTTATCTAAAGTATTCTTTGCTATTCTTACTATCAATTTTATCGTAGTTATCGTAGTTATCGCTGTAAAAGCTTTGATTCAATAAGGTGTGAATATGAGATACATGTTTATTATTGTGCCAGTTATCTATCTAGCTATTGAAATCATAAACTTTGCGCAAGCTAACGGGTTAAGGCTATGAAAGATAAACTAAAATCAATAGTCGTTATTGTTCTTATCTCTGCCGGTTTATACATGTTCATTCAGACATGTATAGCTGAATTCATTAAAATTCAATTATAGGTGCCATTATGCCTGCATATGATAACTTGATAAGAAAAATACTTCTTGTAATAGCTGTTCAAGAATTACAAGAAAATCATAATCTAAGTATCACAGATTATGAAATATTGTCAAAGATGAATGCATGGCAATTAGAATACGTGCTTAATGAACTAACGTTTTTTCATGAAGTGCAGATATAAAATT